CTTTGCCAATGCCCTGCGCGCCGATCAGGATCGGGGCAAAACGTATCTTGACGCCCCGGTGCTGCACGATATGCGCGAAATAATCGAGCAGGAAAGACCGCTCGTCGTCATTGGCGAAGAGGTAGGTGACGTGGTCGAGCCAAGGGCGGATGTCGGCGTCGGTCGCAGTGGCGGGAAGTTCCATTGCGTGATCTTTCCAACGGTTAAAGAAAAGTCCGGTCTGGGTCTGGTGCAACTGGCCAACGCCCGCGAGGTAGGTGACGCCGTCAACCTCCCGCACCCAGCGGGAGTTGATGAGGCGGTGCGACGCTGCTTTCATGCCCGACGCCCCTGAAGGCGCGATCTCAATTCCAAGGTCGCTAGTCGAATTCAAAGCTTTGTGGGCGAAGAGCTTGCCGGTCGCGCGGACGATGAACCGCTCGGCCTCTGGCCAGTACAGCAGTTTCTCAGCAACGGCGCGCAGGGCGGCGTCTTCGTCATCCGCTGCCGCCTTTGCGGCCTCCACCTTCTTCTCAACCTCCGCAACGTCATCGGGGAAGTCGCCCGGCACGTCACCAAACCAGCCGAACTCCCGCGCGCGCGAAACCAAGGCGTGCGGCCCGACACGCACATGCGTCAGCGAGCCCCAGACGGTCTCGAAATAGTCGGCGTCAGCGAACCCGTGCCGCATCGCCCATTCGCGCGCGGAAGCCTTCACGTCCTCGCGCAGGGCTTCCTTGCCGATGGCCGCTTTCAGGCCCGCCAAAACCCCCACGATGTCCTCGCGCAGCGGGAGAGCTTCGTGGGTGTTTGGGATGGCGTTGAGCGCCGCCAGCGCCAGGTCGGTCGGCATGACCGGCGCGAGGTCCGCAACTGCAACGCCTTCGCTGGTGGTTCCATGCTTTTGCTTGACGTTCTGAACGATGGTCCAACCGCGCTTGATGATCTCGCCGTGGACCTCCTCAAAGAAGACCCGCGCCGCGTCAGCAGTGACCTTTGACAGCCCCTCCGCGCCCCACGCCACCAGCGCCGAACCCTCGCGCCATTCGTACATCGAGCCAGACGGGTGCTGCCCGGCGATCACATACTGCTGGCCGAGGCCCAGCATCTCGACCGTGTGCTGCACGCCCTTGTCATCTTTGAATACCAGCCGCATCTTGCGGACAGGTTCTTCTCCATCAAACTGGAAGACCAGCAAAGCACGGGGCGCATTGCCACGCACGCGGGCCGGGGCCTTGCCCAAGTGCAGGGTTGACAGAACCTCCACCAAGTCGCGCGCCTCCTCAGAGGCGACGTCGATGTCAAGGCCGGGGAACATCTCGGCGCGCAGGCCCACGTTCTCGGTCGGCCATAGGCCACACTGCATCTGGTATCGCGGCAGCAGGCCGAGGCTGGGCCACTCGCCGGGGAGCCCTGACCAGAGCTTCTTATAGGGAAAGAAGCGGCCTGGGATCTTCCCCAAGTGATCGCTATCAATCGCTGTCTTTGTGACCAGCGCAGCGCCTGGCGGGATGATGGGCAAGAGGTCTTGGAACGGAAACCCTGCGTCAAGGAATGGTTGAATAGCGCGTGAGAAAAGAAGATCAGACATCGGTGTCCTCGGGAATGCCGGTGATAGAGAAGCCGAGACCAAGCGCGGTTGCATATTCAAACGCCGTCTCAAATTCAAACTTGGTGCTGCTCGCCTTCTTGCGCCACCAATAGTAGGCGGGGTGCGACTTGCCCGCTTGGAGGGACAGCGCACGGGCCGACAGCCCCTGCGAGATGCGGGCTTGCTCGATGGCGGTCACAACGTCGATGGGGTGCTTAATTTGCATCGGTGGCTGCCTTTTGCACAGCGAAAGCCAACGCCGAATAACCGGCCTGGTCCGTGTAGTTGTCCTGGTGGAACGAGCCGATGACCGTGCGTGACACCTTCATCAGCACCATCATCTGCGCGACGTGGTGCGCTTTGATGTCGCCGTATGGCAGCAAGCCATGGCCCGACAGATAAATGGTCCAGAACGCTGCGATTTGCTCAAACTGGACGATTGCGTCGCCGTGCTGCTCCGCGCGTTCCTTGGTGACTAAATCGAGAGCCGTCGCCAGCACCGAGGTCAGGTCTTCATTCAATTCACTTACCATAGCGTTTCGATTCCTTTCCTTCCGCCGCGATGGGAAACCCCTTTGCCCATTTGGGCACGCGGCACATGATTGAGATCATTTCTTCCAGCGACCCGTGGCCGTCAGGCACTTCACAGATCACTTCGTCATGCACCGAGGCGATGACCGGGTAGTCGGCTGCCTCTAGGGCAAGCATTGCTTCCGCGATAATGTCCCGACTGACGGCCTGCACAATGTTTTCCGTCAGCTTTCCCCCAAAAGTCCGTTCCCAAGTCCACTTCCGGGTGAATTGGTTTTGCGCCATGTACTCGACCGTTGGGCGCTCCCCGAATGGCCCGGCGTGCGTGACGACCACCGGCTTCCGGTAGAAGAGCTTCCGGTTGGACGGCAGATTAACCAGCAGCCAATCCCGGTCGGCGATGAACCGCACGCCGCCGTAGTTGGTCTCCATGCCGTGGTGCTCAACAGCGTCGATCACCGCGTCATTCAGGCCCCGCCAGAGCAGGGGAATTTGGCTGAACTTCTTGCGGTAGGTTCCAACGGCGCGCTGCGCCAATTCTTCCGTGATGTCCTGTCCCATCGCGGCGCACGCCTGCCGGAACCGCACCGGGCCCATGGAATAGCCGCAGCCCAGAATGACCTGCTTGCCGAGGAAGCGTCCTGCCGCGTCAGCCTTCGTCACCTCGCGGCCATAGATTTCAGAGGCCATGTCGCAATAGACGTCGCCGCCTTCCGCGAACCGCGCCGTCAGATCGTCCTGACCCGCGAGCCATGCGACCCCGCGCGCCTCGATTGCCGCATAGTCAGCCCACAGCAGCCGGTGGCCGGGGGCCGCGAGAATGCAGCCACGGATCATCTTCGACAGGTCCGCCAATTGCGATTGAGACGTTGGCAAGTTCGCGCGTGCGGCGTCCCAGTCCTTCACCGTGTCGCGGGGAAGGTTCTGTATCTGCACGCCCGTGCCGCTCCACCGGCCCGTGGATGCGCCGCAGTACATGAGGTTTCCGCGCACGCGGCCATCCGCAGAGGCGCGGTCGCTCATCGCCTTGTACTTCGCGACGCTGGACTTGCCGCCGAGCTGCCGCAACGAAAGGGCTGTCCGTACATTGTCCGGCAAGGAGTTCTTGGCGAGCAGGTTTTCCACAGCCTTTTTATTAAGGGTCTCGTCCTCGCCTTCGAAGACCGCAAAGCCCTGTTGCAACAACCAGTGCTTCATTAAGGCGACATTGCTGCAACTGGGAACAGCGCCACCCGTCACCAGTTTGATTTGGTGATCGAGATGTTCCTGCGCGTTGGCGGCCACCTCCAGCGCCTCCTCAACGAACGCCCCGTCCACGAGGATGCCCCGGTCGTTCATCCTCTCGGTGAGCCGCCAGATTTCCAATTCGCTCTTGGTCAGCGGGCGCAGAAAGCGGTCCAACTCCCGCTCAACTTCCACGTCTTGGGCGCAGTAGTCCGTCAGCCGCTGCATGCGGGCGGCGTCCTCCCACCAGGTCACGCTGCCGTCCTCTGCAATCGTGCGCGGGCGGCACATGCGCAACATCAGCGCCTTGCCGTCCGCGTCTTTGTCCACGGCCAGCCCAAGGGCATTCGCCGCGCCGCCTAGATCGCGCGGGAGTGCTTGTCGCGCGGCCCTGGCTGCCGTGTCATCCCATCTGTCTAATGCGGGGACAGGCCAGCCATATCGCGGGCCAAGGACATATTGGAGCATCGCGCGCTCAAACCCTGCGTTATGCGCCACCACGGTCACTGCCGGATCGGCGAGCAACTGCATCAGTGACGTAGGGTTGGGGTCTGCGTGGTGCCACGACTCAACGGCATGATGATCCACAGCCCAGCAGGCGAGGATGACATCAGTCGTCGGGTGCGCCGCGTAAACGTACACGCCGGTCTTGCGCAGGTCGATGGTGCTGCGGGTTTCAAAGTCTATGTGGAGGCGCATCAGTTTGCCCCCCACTGCGCGGCCATCGCGTCAGCAACGCCTTGGTAGGTCTTGGAGCGCAGCGCCCAGCGATCAGCGGAAGGCGCAAGCTTGTTCTGCCCACTGTCAGTCTGGTTCGCCCACCGGGGACGTCCATCCACCATGCGCGGCTCGACGTGCGCTGTAGCGCGTAACGGGTCCAGTCCCTCCAACCACAGACAGGTTGCCTTGCTGGCGTCATCGCCGAACATGTGCGGGTGGATGATCTGGTCGGGCTTGCGCCACCGGCTGCTTAAGCAGCCAATTGGGTTTTCAATGGCTTTGCGCGGGATTGGCGCGACGGCCAGAGCCTGCACGAAGAGGAGCGCGTCTTCGGTCTGCGCGGCGCGTTCAGGGCGGCGCTTGTTCCAATGCAGCCCGCTGCTGGCGAGGTAAGTGCAGGGTGGGTGCGCGACCATCATATCCCAGCCGTCGTGCAGGAGAGAGAGAACATCGCCTTGGATGTGCCATTGCGGATCACCCTCGCAAGCCAGCAAGTCGCAGCTCCATGCGTCGTGCGCAAGCTTACGGAAAGCATCGCGCACGGTTGCGCTGAATTCACAGGCCACCAAGATTTTCATGATCGTTCCAGTTAAGAAAATGGTGGGGACGACGAGCTGTCCAAAGACCCGTCGCCCCCGATGGGACTGACTGGCGGGAGGGTCAGTTGTCCCAATCGGTCTTCGACGCGCCGAGCTCTTCGGCAAAGTCGTCAAAGTCATTGGCCGCCGGGCCAGAGCCCGAGAAGGACGTGTCGTGCTTGAGGAGCTGCACGTTCTGGAGGCCCAAGCCGACGCCCTTGAGGACGTTGTCATAGGCGAAGGCACGGGCGGTCACGCGCACCCAGCGCCCCGCGTAAACTTCCTTGGGGTCAGTGATAGGCTCACGCAGCGGACCCACGATGCCCGGCTGGCCCTTGCTCTTCAGCGCGATGAACTTCCACCCAGCCTCGTACCCGGCAAGATGCGCTTTGTCCGCAGCGTCGCGAATGACGGTCCGGGGGCCATTCATGTTCTTGGGCCACTTCGCTTTGTCCGGCCCCCATTTCTCAGCCGCCGCTGCCTCAAGGGCAGCGAACAAAGGTTTGCAATCATAGTCGGGCGGGAGGAGGATCGTCAGGGCGTACTTGCCGCCCATGTCCGCAGAGTTGGGTTCGAAGATCGCGGGGAAGGATAAGCGGCCTGGGCCAATTGTGAGCTTTGTCATCACTTAACCTCAAGCTTGGATTCAAGAGCAGCAAGGCGGTCTTTAAGGTCGCTGACGGCGACATATTTCGCAGACTCAATGCGGCCCCAGTAGCTGGGAAAGAAGTGCTTGATGACTTCGACTACGCCCCAAACGGCGGCAGTGAAGATGATTGCGTTTTCGAGATTGCTGAACATGCGTTCGTTCCTGTGTGAGCTGTTAGTCTGCGAAGTCATCGGCGGCAGACGCGCCCGCAGCGGCGCGTTTGTCGGTCTCACGAACGAGAGTTACCCCGCTCGAAACGGCGTCGATCAGGTCAAAGAAATCGAGCTGAATGCCCTGCTTCTTCGCCAGCTTCTCGACCTGTGCGGGGGTCATGAGACCCTCAGATTCAAAGCCAATTAGGCCCTCGGATAGGAGGCGTTGCTTGACCATGCGGTAGTCCTTCCACTTGCGGACAGGGCGCTTCTCAACGAGCTTCCAGCCCGGAACCGGAACGCCCGTCGCCAACTGGTCCAAGGCGTGTTCGCGCACGGCCTTGAGCCAGGTCTCGATCACGTCTGCCTTGCCCAGCACGTCGGCGAGCGCGGGCTGGGAAAGCGTGGTGGCAGCGATGGGTTGCGCGTCGTCGAAGTCCATTTGCGCGGTACGCAAGACGTCAGCCAAAAGTTCGGAGCAGTCGCCCCGCGCCAAGCAGAATTTGCAATGTGAGCCAGCCTTTAACGGGGCGTCAGGCCCCTCGGCGATGGCCGCCGCTTTGACCAACTCAAGGGCCAGCGCGTCCAATTCAGCATGCGTCGTCGAACGGCGCTTCACCCCACCGAGGCGCGGCTGCACGATGATGACTTCGATGTCTTCGAACTTATGGTCCGCACCGAACATCGACAGCGCGCCGAGCGCATAGAACCCAAGCTGCGGGTTAATCTTGCCGTTGTAGTCCGCCTCCACGTTAACGCCGCGACCAGCCTTGAGGTCGTACACCTTGAGGCGCTGCATCGCGGGTTTCGCCAGCACAACGTCCGCCGTGCCCCAGAACTCTGGGTGGTGCGGAAGCTTGAATTTTGCCTCGACGAGCAGGGTGTCGCCGTCTTCCCAGTCGGCCATCACGGTGTCAATAAACGTATCGACGACGTGCCACTGCTCTTCCGAAATCTCATACCCTGGAAGAAGGCCGGACAGCAGGTTTGCCGCGACTTCGTGCAGCATCGTGCCTTCCTCTGCGAAAGGCGAGGAGGGGTTTGGGCGGCCTTCGCTGGCCTTTACAGAGCCAGGGCAGCGCATCCATCTGTGCGCGGCGCTAGCGCCGAAGCGAGAATGCGCGCTCACTTGGCGGCCCCGAGGCGGGCGGTGATGCGGTCGGCCAACTCGGGCCAGAAATAGACGGGGATGTCGTGCAGGCGGGCCTCGCCCCAATTGTCCAGCAGCCATTCCGTCAACGGAACGACCTTGGCCATTTCCTTGAGGAGGCGTTCCATCTCCGCCTGCGTGAGGCGCAGCAGCTCTTGCGTGTGGGCGTGATCTTCCTGGCGCGAATACAGCAGATCGGAAAACTGCGTCAGCGACACCGCCAAATCCTGAACCGTTGTGCCGGTCAACTTAATCTCGATCATTCAAGCACCCGTTCGATGATTGCTGATTTGCGTAATACGCAACTTGACACTGCTTCGTCAACGCTCCCTTCGAGCATTACGAAACTCGCCCACACATTCTTTTGTTGGCCTTTGCGCCAAGCGCGGGCGATTGCCTGTTCGTTCATGGCCGGTGTCCAGGACGGCTCCAGCACGATGACGCGCTCCGCGCACTGCAAGTTGAGCCCAACGCCAGAAGCTGCAAGTTGCGCCAGAAGCAAGTGACAGTCCGCGCCAAAGAATTCCTTGACCACGGTGTCTCGCTTCTGGGGCGAGAGGCCGCCCGAGTAATGCGCCCATTTGCCTTGCAGGCGGGACTTTTGCAGCAGCGCGATCATTTCCGCCGCAACGGCCTTGTGCTGGTAGAACACGATAGTCTTGCCCACGCCGCCGCTCGCCTCTTGCAGCAGCAGCTCGACGCAGTGGCCCACCTTCGCGAGGCCAATGCGCTTGCGCAGGGTCGCCAGCGGCACCGCAAGTTTCTCCAAGTCGTCCACACGGTCCTTGGACAAGAGCTTGCGCAGTTCCTCCAGCGCCTCCTCGGGCACGTCCGATAGGTCGAGCGCCGTGGGCGGCACCCAATTCATGGTGAAAGTCATCGGCGGCAAGCCGGACTTTTTCACTCTTGACACGATGGGCGCGAGAGCGGCCTTCAACTCATCAAGCCGCCTGCCGCCAAGGATGCGCAGGCCATAAGGCGTCTTCTGCGTGACGCAAAAACGGTCAATCCACTCATCGCGGCTGTTGATTTCTAGCTCTGATAAAAGCTGTGGATAAAGTCGAGAAAC